AATAAATAAACTTGTTAAGAGAAAGTAATTGATTGGAAATTCTTAACAGATACTCTAATATCTTTATTAGGGTATCTTATTTGATAAATTTGTGATGGTTGTGCAAATATTGTATCATCAACAGGTGCAATAAGTTTTGTTTCAGCATCTGAGTAAGCCATTGATGTTTCCGCTGAAGAATATTGTCCTCCAACTTCATTAAATACATCTATTGTTGTAACCGTTAAAACACCGTTTGTGTTTTGTATGATACTTCTAATTTCAGAAAGATAAACGTTTTGACCTAATTGTCTTACTTGTGGGTTGAAATATGCAGATACTTTATCAACAACACTTGCAATTACTTGACCTGAGTTTTGAGCTGAATCCAATACAATTGCAATATCAAGACTTAAATCAATTACCTCAGCACTGAAGATTGAAATATAATCATTCATCATCCTGTAGTTTGATAAGTAATTTGCAATGTTTTGTCTTAATGTATTTGAAACAATATTTGTTAATTTACCTGATGTATCATAAGATAATATTTGGATTAAAATCTTATTGTCGTTTTCAGTGATTGATACTTTTGCTGGTGCTCCAAATTGAGCCGGCATGTTTCTGATTAATGATTCATAATCTTGTACTGTCACCGCTCTTTTTTGAGCTGCGAAGTTAAATGAAACATAGTTTCTGATTTCTTCAATAGATGGAATACCCGCACCACCAACAGCGGCAGTTACGTTAACACATCTTAATGAATTAACCACAGAAGAGTTTGTCGCCTCTGAAGGTCCATTAACAAAAAAAGATACGGTACCTAATTGATTGATAACATTTGTACCTAAATTTGTTGCCAAACCACCACCCACTCTATATTGAATAAACAATGTTGAGTTCGGTGCTAATGTGGAACCTAACGAAAAGTTATTTGAATATCTTTGAAGTTCCAATGTTGTACCCAAAGTTGTAAATTGATTCAATTGGTCTTGAGCAGTATTAGTACCACCACCAAATGTCATCTTTTTAAAACCTTCAGGTGTATATTCAGTAATAAATCTATTTTGTGTTTGAATGTATTTTCCAACTTTAATACCAGGTTGGTCAGAAACTTTTGTTGGGTCTTCAATAAACACCCTATCTTCAGCCAATGCATCCACCTCATACCATCTATTATCCAAACCTAAAAACTCTGCGGTTGTAGGTGTGTTTGTATATTCGGTACCACTTTTTAATAATACACTTGTAATTCCTAATACATTTTTTTCAGGTAAGAATAATTCAAAGAACGGTCTAACATCATTCGCTGAAATAACTCTTTTGAAAACTTTGGTAATACCATTAACGACAACTTCTCGTTTTGTAATTGTGTAATTTATTAATACGTTGTTCGCATTAAAGTTTGGTATTTTCAATCTGTTAGGAAAACCTTGAGCGTTGTATGGTGATGCAAAATCAATGTCATAAACATTTTCAAATACTACACCCGCACCAACAACTTGAGAACCTCTCGCTAAAGTTCCAAGATATCTTTCATCTTCTTTATCACCAAAGGCTGGAACTGTAATTGAAAAATCAACCAAAGACACTGATGGTCTTTGACCTGGCAATTTTAAACCGTATGTTCTTGCAATGTTATAAATTGAAGACCTTTGTTGTGCATATTGTAAAACAGTTTCCTGAATACTTCTGTCAATGTTGTAATTCAAATTGTCGGCAACTGCGGCATTTAAATCTAAGAACACAGAGAACACCGAAGCGTCATTAAAATCCTGTATTAACTCAGGATAATATGTTCTTACATAATTTAAGAGTTCGGTTCTAATACCCTGAAAATCTCTAACTGTATATGATATTCTATTATTTGCCATCTATATTAAATATTGATAATCACAAAATCACTCTGAGCATATGTTGAACCATTTGTTGAGTAATCTATTCTTATTTTTGCTGTGTATTCTGCGGTTCCTTTACCGGGGAATCTGTATATTGGTGATTCACTACTACCCGCAATGTTTTGACCAGTTGCAATATCAACTTCCTCTTGTGGGTCTGCCGGTATTATACTCAAACTATTAACTAATAAATTTGGCATAAAGTTTTGAATCGCATCTCTGATGTCAGATTCAATCGCATTAAATGTTAAACTATCAAATGGTTCAAAAAGAAATTCATACAACCTTGTACCAAATTGTGGTAAAAAATATCTTGAACCTTTTCTTGTCAATAACAAATGAATAAGGTCCGCTTTTATTTCTTGTGCCTCTAATTCTGTTAATTGTAAGTAATCACCCCTTCTTGAATCCCTAAAAGGAAAATTTAAACCATATGTTGTACCATTAGCCATTGTTAATAAATATAGTTGTATTTCCTTTTTTGTGAGCAGGAAAATATGGACAATGTCTACAACAATTACCACAACAACTCCCCCTTCTCAAATGATAATGTTCCGTGAAAACATATTTTCCATCTTCAATATAAAAGTCAAAAGGGGGAATCACTTCCCCCTTGTTTGACTTATCAATATTTGTATGTGTGTTATTTGATTTCACAAGCTCCACCAGCACATGCCAACTCACTACTTAAATCTGTTTCGTCTGTTAACTCAATAACTTGACTCAAATCAATTGAGTGTAGTTTAGCAAATAATCTTTCAAACTCTTCTTTTGTACAATCTTCAAATGGTGCTTGAATATAAGTTCCACCATCGTAAGGTAATACTGAAAGACCGTTATAGAAATCTCTGTTTTCCCACATCCACTCACCAGCTAATTCCCAATCTTTAGGTTTCAAACTGATTGTTGCAGATACGTTGTGACTGTTTGAACCAGTTCTGTGACCAGGTCTAACCCACTCTTGTGTAATTTTCTTAACACGCTCCAATAATTGGAATGGACTTTCAGTTCTTAAGATTGCTCCTTCTGGTGCTTTTTGTGGAACTGAAATAACCGCTGTGTCATGTGGACGGAAGAATTCATCTTCAACTAATTCAGGGTGATTGGTTGATAGGTAAGTGTAGATTGCCTCGTTCTTACCAACACGGATTCTACGGATGTAGTAATCGTTGTGCCAAGCGTGAATACCTGATGAAGTTCCCAATGTCAATGAAGTTGTTCCTGCTGGTTTAACAGTTGTCATACGAGCCGATTTGTTGATACCGATAAGTTCAGCAACTCTTGCGTTTTCTTCTTTAACCATTTTCGCAGCTTCTTTCATGTTGTAACCTAATACCACACCTGAACCGATACCTGTCATGGATACACCAATCAACGCATCTTTCTCAGTTGTTCTTCTCCAAATGTCTCTTAAGTAATGGAAGTCGGTGTAACCCGCTTGAAGTGTTCCGATGAACGCTGCTGCTTTAACACGAGCGTTAAGGTCTTCTTGTGATTCAATATCAGATACATTAACCTCACATAAGTTACAGAATTGGTTTGGTCTCAATGCGATTTCACAACATGGATTTGTTCCCCAATCTTTATCATTTGTAAAGTAGATACCAGGTTCACCTGCTCCTGATGCTTCAACACGTTTCCATAAGTCTAAGAAAAACTCTTTTGTAATCTTGTGTCTAACAAGTGCCGCTGAGTTATTAGCTCTACCTCTTTGTGGATTGTTCTCCCACCATGCACCTGATTTACAAGCAATCATTTCGTTGTCGTCAGCACTGAATAAAGAGATAAGTGCCGCTCTACGGATACCACCAGCTAATACTGCATCAGCAATATGACATACCATATCATGAACTTCAATCGGTGTTAATTTATCACCATCTTCTTTTGCGTCCAACATACCTTTCAATTTGTGTAAACAATCTTTCAAAGGTTGAGGACCTGGAGCTTTACCACCTGATGTTACAAGTTGAGCACCTTTTGGTCTGATGTCTGAGAAATCAAACTCAGGAGTTGATAGGTGTTCACCAAAGTAAGATTTGAATAATACTTTGATTGAATCCGCCCATCCTTCAATAGAGTCACCAATCAAGAATCTTCTTGTTCTGTTTGATTTTGGTTTTCTAATTTCAGGTAAACATTCTACGTGATGTTTTTGTACTGAATAACCAACACCAGTTCCACCCAATAATAGGAACATCGCCTCAGCAAATGCATCCAAGTGGTCAATCGGTAAGTAAGCACAGTTGTAGATTCTGTTTGGAGAAATCTCAATTGGTTTACCACCAAATTGCATTGACCTCATTGAAGGTAATATTTTTTTATCGTATACCATTTTGTATACTTCTTTAATTTCATCTTTGAGTTGAGGGTACTTCTTAATATGCATGTTCATATTACGAGTTACCAACTCTTCCCAAGTCTCACGTCTGTTTAGTTCAGGTACGAATTTTGCGTACTTCATGTAAACCGTTAAATCCGACAATATCTTTTGTGATGCGTCCATAATTCTTCTTTGTTTATTTTAGTTTGTATTATTGTTTTGTTCTCTTTGTTTTCTTTTTTCCAATAGTTCTTTAACCCTATCTCTTTTTCTTTCTTCTTGTTGTTCTTCAAATCCTAAGAATGTAACCGAATTTTCCGTGTCAATTTCAAGTAGTTCATTGTTGAACTTACAGTTCTCAAATACTACCCCGTCTTTACCAATACGTGATTTGGTAATGGCGATTGTTGCAAGATTCATTTCTTTTTGTGTCAATGTTTTTGCCACCGAAATAATAACGTGTCCCACTTGTGCTTTCTTAATTGAACCACCCATTTGGTCTGTAGTCACAACCTCAGATGAAATTGATGACCTGTTACCTTGAGTCGCTGTCCATCCAACCAAAGACAATTCGTGACACATTGCTTCAAATCCTCTCATTACAGAACCCTCAGCTTTCCACTCATCTTTGTTTGTACTTTCAGGAACCACACAATCAATATAGTCCAATAAAACCAAATCAAGCTTTGTTCCATCAGCAATCATTTTTCTGATTTGATTTTTGATTTGATTCATTGTCATAGAATCTGAAGGGAGTTTCTTTAAGATTAACTCGTTCTTCATTGTTTCTTTGATTTCTGTGATTTTGTTCATTACCACATCTTTGTGTAGAACCAAGTTATCAGGTTCAATACCAGTCCAAAGTGTGAAGTGTTTACGTTGAACAATTTTTGGATTGTCTTCAAAAAAGATTTGAAGTACGTTATATCCATGGTTAAATGCAGTGTTTGCAATTTTGGTTAAGATAGTTGTTTTACCAACCCCTGTTGGAGCTAATATAACACCTATCTCTCCCTTTGCAAGACCACCTTTAAGTAATCTGTCAATACCAGCAATTCCCATCGGAATTGGGTGTCTAAAGTCCTCGTCAAGTACGGTATCTAAATTGGAGAAGATGTCGTTTGTACCCGTGTCTCTTTCACCAACTTGTAAAGCTTCACGAACCAATCCTTCAACTTTGTCATAAGATTCAAAATCACCTTCAGTGATAATCTTTTGAGCTTTGTCCATCGCCTTTTGAAGTTCTTGTTGTTTACAGAACTTCAAGGCTTTTTCTTGGACAAATTGAGTTCCTTCAAACGGAGCGTCCTTAATTTGTTTGATAGTGTCAAGAACGATTTTGGCAACCAATTCTTGTGAGATTTCGGATTTTACGATTTGGTCAAGAGTTTCAAAATTAGGGGTGGATTGGTATTTTGCATGATACTCCTTTGTCATTTGTAAAATGATTTTGAAGTATTTGTTATCAAAGTAAGAACTCTCAATAACATCCATAATTGATGTTGAAAATTCTTTATCTACTATGATTTGGTTTAATAATTGTATCTGAAATGTATTCCCTAAGTAATCAAAATTCTTGTTCATAAAGTGTTGTTGTATCTCCCTGTTTAATTAAATATGCCTTACTTTAAGTCAAAGCCCATATAATCAAAAGATAATTTTTGGGCTGAAAAAATGTCAGTCAAATCTCTTAAAACATCTTTCAAAAATGGTCGTACGTCAACGGTATAACGAACCTTTGGTGGAAATAATTTTCCGTCAAAATTTCTATGACAAATTGTCTGTTCTCCAACTTTAACATAAAAGTTGAATTCTTCAGGTCCATCTGTATAAGAAGTGTCCATAACCGAAGGGTCGCTAACAATTGACTCCTTGTTGTCAATCATGTAGACTACCGTCTTCATTTTCAAGTGATACATTAAATCCTCTCTGAGTTGTTTGATGTAGTAATGTAACTCCAATGAGTTCTTTGCGTTCGGGTTGTACTCCCTAACATTAAAGAATCTCTGAACTACAATGTTGTCATTCAACGTCAGTAAGAATTCCATTTTGGTGCTGTCTTGCTCTTTCATAATTTAATTTTTGTTTGTGTTTCTTTTTTCTTTTCTAATAAGTTTCATAAAAGGTTTGAGGAAGTTAACCCAAGCTTCATCGTTCTTGGGTAAGTACTTGAAAAGTCCGTCTTCCATCATCATTCTCATCAAGTTTTTATATCCCCTATCAGTAGGGTCTATATTGTCAGTTAAAATTTGTTTCACCAACTCTTTACCATCTTCAGTAATAAGTGGATTTGTCAAGTCCACAATCGTTTTATTGGTACGGTAAAATTCCTCTCCAAATATAGGTGATTTTGACTTGCCAGTCAAAATATTATTGATTACTTTCAGAGGTTTCTTTTGCGGGATATTTCGTGCATTATCCAATATTTCGTCTATAGTGCATGGTTTTTCCTGCAAATGAGGGAAATACTTCAACAAAGTTTTTTCACCAAGTCCTTCAATACCGTCAATATTATCTGATTTATCCCCCGTGAATACTTTTGTTAACATTACGTTATAGTGTGGGATTGCCACCTTGTTAATGATGATGTTATCACCGTTCTTAAAGTATTGTTTTGTAATGGGAGAATAGATGGTTACGTTCTCGGAAATAAGTTGGGTAAGGTCCTTGTCTGCGGAGAAGATGATGATTTTCTCATCAACAGCAATCTTACAATAATACGCAATCAAGTCATCTGCCTCGTTGTTAGTCATCTCAACCTGACGGACAAAGATTTCCTCAAGGTATTGTTTAACACGAGCTTGTTGATACAAATACGACTCGTACTTGTACTCATTCATGTCCTGTCTTCTGTTTGCCTTATATTGGGGGTATAGACCTTTTCTAATGGATGAATTTGAATCACCATCCCAAAACACAACAACTTTATCATGGTTGTGTTCTTCAAGGAATTTGCGGAGTATATTCACAAAGTGATATACCCCACCCACATGAGCTCCGTCGCTAAACACGTCTTTTGCTCCGTGGAATCCTATCTTAAATAAATTATTTCCGTCTACTAATAATGTTTTAATCACGATTGTGATTTAAAGGGTGGAACAATATACTAATCTTCTTTTTCTTCTTTTAAGTCAAAATCTAATGAAGTCACTCCAAGAATATCTTTCCAATAGTCAGCATATTCTTTCTTGTACGCCTCAATTGACGCTTTTTCTTCCGATGCTTCTTTTCCTGCCAAGAACCCGTGTGGTGTTACAATTATCTTTCCATCTTCATAACCCAATCCGTTGATGTGGTTTTTCATAACAGAAACTTTTGTTCTAATTGCAAACTTAACACTTCTCTTGTCTTTTGTTGCGGTAATCTTGTTTGTTCCCGCACCTTTTTGGTTACCAAATAAAAACACCAAAGATGAGTTCAACCAAATGGCTTCACCACCTTTTGCTTTAATTTTTGGTTGACCGAATGGATTGTCAGGTAACTCAACCCAAGGTTGGTTTACAATAACCAATGTGTTTTCGTATTTTGAATCCGCTTTACGAGAACCTGAAATACGTTGGTTGATACCCATACCAATCTTGTCTGCTAATGTAGATGCGTTGTGTTGTTTACCACCCTTACCTTCGTAAGTCATCTTACAAGGAACTGAACCAACAGAATCCCATAAGAACAATAAACTATAATCCAACTCACCCTTTTCTTGTGCATCCAACAAACTATTGATGTAGTCCGTGATTTGCTCAATATAGTCAAAGTCATTATTGAAGATGTAAAAACCATCCCAATCAACTTCTCCTGTTGCTTCGTCAATAACCTCCTCACATTCAAAACCCATAAGTTTCGCATGTTCAAAAGACCATTTTTGTTCTGTGATAATGAACACAGGAAGAATACCTTTCTTCTGTGCATCAACAGCAGTCTTTACAAGTGCTGTTGTCTTACCTGTATCTGAGTGACCCAAGAACATATTCAAGTGACCGATAGCAGGACCTGGTAGTCCAACCGCGTCCAAGAAATCTTGTCCTAAGTCAAAGAATCTTTGTGGTTTGTATTTAGCCGAGGTAGAGAACTTTTTCTTTACCGCACTAAAGTCGTTTTTTTTGATTGCCATAATTTTGTCTTGTTAAAAATAAAAAGCATGGATACCTTATTCAAGTACCCATGCCTAATGTAATTAGAACGGTAAATCTGAATCTACATCGTCGTTAGCTTGGGGGTCAGCGATTGGAGCCTTTTCAGCTTTCTTACTTCCACCCATAGAAGTTGTTGATTCCATGTCGTTACCATAAACGTAACCACCTTTTTCACTATCCCATTTTGGAGTTTCTCCACGAGCAATTGCCTCAAGATATTCAACAGGTTTTTTAGAATATACATCTAACCATGTCAACTCATCGTTAATCCAAGCATTTGCTTGTTCTTTTTCTTCGTGAACAGTTGCTGGGTCATCATACATAATTGTAGATACACTTGTGTATTCTTTACCTGCTGGTGTTTTAGATTTTGTCAACTCAATGATAAGGTCACGTCCTTTTTCAGGGTCAGTGATATCACCTTTGTTTCTCCAAATTGGAATGATTTTATCTAAGATACCATCGTTCTTATAGTTGTGTTTGAATCTCCAAAACTTTGGACCATCTTCTTCGTGGTCTCTGTCTATAACTTTTACGATATAGAATTTACGAGATTTATATTGTTTAGCCAATTCTTTGTCTGACTCTTTACCTGTAGACATCAACTCTTCATAAACTTCGTTTAATGGAGAACGTTCGTTGTCATTCTTTCCTGGGTCATAGAATTTTTGCCATTGTCCACCTACTTGGATTTCGTGATACCAAGCTTCTTTGAATGGTGAACTACCATCTTGTGTTGGGAGGATACGTACTCTACGTTGTCCTGATTTCTCTTTATCACTAAGGATTAAAGCGAAATACTTTTTCATTCTTTCGTCTTGCGACATCTTACTTTGGGCCCCGCCCCCTTGTTGTGCTTTTTCGTACTGTGCCAATACGGCGTCTAATGAACTCATCATGTTTTTTTGTTTTTAATTGTTAAGTTATGTTATAAATATAATCTAATTATCCGGCTTGTCAAATAAAAAAGGTCACCTTTTGGGTGACCTTCCTTACATATTAAGTATTGTTATTTGTATTGGTAATCATCTTTGAATCCGTTACCTTGGAACGAATCTTTGATATCACTCACATTGATGTCAGTCACGTCATCGGGAGTTAAAACATAATCATTTTTTCCCGTCTTTTCCATTTCATCCTTCTTATCATCAAAAAATTGTGATAGTTTTTGGTTAAATGGGTATGAGTCGTAACTTCTCAACTCTAATTTTTCTTGGGGGGTTTTCTCTCTATATTTTTCAATTTTGTTTTCAAGAGCATTAAGTTTGTTCATAAT